TCTCAATTTTGTTAAAAATAAAACATAATCTACGATATTAATATCGTCTAATTCTTCTTTATTTTCTAAGGAATTTTTAATGGTTTTTAAAACAAAATCATTATAATCAAAATAGTTATTTTTAGTATTAGGAAACGACAAATTAGCCTTTGCCAAAGCTATTTGTTGTTGGGTTGTAATTTCCTTAAACCTAATCTTTTTACCAGAAAAGGGTAATTCAGTACTATAGTTATAGTATTCCACTCAATAACTTAGAGAGATTGTATTAAAGATCCAGTAGCTGCATCTGACACCCAATATGAATCAAAAACAAATTCAACGGGACTTGTTCTTAAACCTTCTTCCATATAAGAATATGATTCTGGAGGAATTGTAACAGGTGCAACATTACTAAAACTGTAAACTTTTCTAGGAGCCATTGGACTACCATAACCAGTTTTTGCAAGCATTACGATGTCTAATTGACCACATTTTACATATTTTTGAGATGATTTATCTCTTGCAACCAATCCATTATAACCAACTGCAATTGCCCAAGGTCTTAAAATTAAATCAATAAATGATGCATTTGTTTCTAACATTGTTACTGATAACTTTTCATATTTTTTTCTCGTGTCAGATATAGCAGGGGATTGATATCCTCCGTATTCTAATCCTTCATGAGAGGCGTTTATTGTTTCACCTGGTAAGTCAACTTCTCTCGCCCAAGCACAACCAATATAAGGGGCATTTTGAAACGTATTACCTAATAAAACACTAGTAGCATATTGACTATATTGCCAATTTGAACTGTTTTCATAGGTATTTAATATATTAGCAAAGTTATTTGATAAAGCGTTAATATCATTTAACGATGTAAATTGCAAATACCATTGACTAGCTAAAGCTAGATTAGTGGGCCAACTACCCAGTAACGCTAGATAGTATTCGTATGTACTATTATAACCAAATGTATTAATTGGTGGCATAATAATATTTATGCCTTAATGCTTAATATTAGGATTTTCTCCAATACTGATAAGCAATCGTAGCACTTTGTGTTAATACTTCACCAGCATTTGTAATATCTAATGCAAGCTCTCCAACTTCTTGTAACCAAGCACCGTAAAGGGTATAGGTTTCAAGAGGATTACCTTGCTTATCAATTAATACTAAGATAATTGAATTAGCAGCATTTGTTGATGGGATATTATAATTTCCTGTACTTGTGGCATCATCAAAAATTGAATTAATCCACTGTTCAAGTTTTGTACGAATTGAAATATTTTGAGGTAAACGGAACTCAACCTTCCAACCTGCACTGTTTGGATAATTCACTGTGCCTGGCACGTTGAACTTCAATCCCATGAAAGGAAGTTCAACGTTTTGGATTGCCTTTGCTGGCATGGTTGTTGTTGTGATGTAAAGTAATTCGTCGGTGTTAAAAGTTGTTCCACCGATTGAGACTACTCTGAATAAATTCTTTCTTGCAAAATCATTTTGTGATGCTGCATTGTAGAAGTTTTCGATTCCGTATGTGTCAAGTATTCCGCTCATATATTAATATTTATCCTTGTTGTATACAATTAGAATTGGTTATTAGCAACTAATTCGCTGAAGTCTACTCCTGTTTGTGTTGCGATGAAGTCACACAAGATGAATTCAGCGGTTTTAACTGGTTGGATATAAATTGATACCTTCAATTCATTAGCATCGATAATATCTGGTGTATTATTTCTACTATCACAAACAATCAAGTAGTTATATAAACCGTTGTTGATTTTTGCATTATCAAATAATGGCTTCAATGCGGCAACTAATCTTGTCTGTGTTGTATAAGTATTTGGTTCGAATACAAAGTATTTGAGTAATGCTTGAGTTTGTTTTTCTAATACCAAGAACAACTCACGTACATTGATTCTATCAAAGGCAGATGGTGTTCTATAAAGGGTCTTCTGACCATAGATTACATAACCTTCGTTTGCGAAGTATGCAATTGGGTTTAAGTTTACCTTATAGAGTAAATCTCTCTGCTTTTGGGTTGGGTTAATTGCGAGATCTACAACATTATCTAATCCGCCTCTTGTAAATCCAGCAACTGCATTCCAAGGGAATGTTTGCTGGAATGATGTAGCCATCTTAGCTGCAACATATCCAGATGATGGAATCCAAACTAATTTGTTTGATGTTGCATCATTGTATTTGATCCAGTTAGCGTATGTTGTTACATAACTACTATTGATTGAACCAAACTGATTGTTGAGGGGCCAATATACATCATTTGAGAAAACAAAGTTTGGATTTGCGGTAACTTTATTATCTGTACCCTGAATTAACAAATGTCTGATTGGATCAGCAATAAAGATGTGATCTTTTCTTGTGTCATTTGCAAGGGAAACGAACTGCTGAGCTACACTTAAGTAATCTGCGCCAGCACCACTTGCCCAAGGAGCGGTTCCAGATGAAGCACCTTGTGTGATATCATATAAGCCAGTACTTGGTGCGCCAGCGTCAGCAGTGGTTCCAAGATTAAACTGATAGTTGTATGACTCAGAATAATATAATGGTGTGCCAGCTGGTGATACTGAAGATAATGCATTACAACTTGCCCAAATAGTTCCTAATCCAGCTTCAATTGAGATATCAAGTTGAATTGTATCATCGTTTTGAATTGTATTTAAAACCGTCTGTAATTTTGCTGGAATATTGCCAACATCCTTTGTAGTATAATCAGTCGTTGATTGATATAAACCAGAAGCATAGATGTTTTGGGCAACTGGTGCAACTCCTACCTGTTTAGGCGGAATATACTGATTAAGATTATTTGTTGATCCTGTCCAGTTACCATTTGATGAGATGTATGGGTTTGTACGAACACTGATATTCTTTGATGCATTATTTACAACATCATCGATGAAGAATGTTACAGGTGCACCGCCATTTGCATTACTTTGGGTTCTCTTTGAATAAAGTGAACCGACATAACCTTCAGCCGCAGCATAAGATAACTTAATTGTATCTTGATTATAAGTTGATGTATTGATCTTAAAGAGAACAATTGATAAACTATCTTGATACGATGGGGAAGCCCAGTTATAACCTGTTGGGAATTGTTCAACAATTTGCGAAATACTTGCAGGTCCGAAATTGTTATAGGTCGAAGTTAAAGGTCCGTAATTCGTCGTAGTTGGTGTATTAAATCTATTAGTTGGTACTGTGATATAATCTTGAGTTACGCCATTTGAATCGATTTGATAAACTGATCTTACACCAGTTACACTATTAAAGTTTGTTGCTGGGTTTACACCTTGATTGGATGCAATTGCAACATAATATCCTTGATAAAGATTATCGATAGTTGTCTTTGATTCATTGATAACTACTAAACCACTAACAAAATTTGATGATAAGCTACCGAATCCAGTGAAAGGCTGGAGATTATAACTTCCGTTATATGCTGTTGTATAACCTGTGAGAGTTGAAGCTGCTGTTAATGTTCCAACCTGACTACTTGATAATACATAGTTTGGTGTTGTAATCAAGTTAATATTATTACTGTTATAGTAAGCTGTGGTATTACCAACAAAAGTGTTAGCATATCCAGAAAGAGCATATGCTGATGTAATAGCACCAAATGTAGGTACAAGATTTATACTTACGGTTGATGCAATGTGTGGATAGTATGATACGCTGACAGCAGAATTAATTGAACTAAAGGATGTACTGATAACATCGGAAGCATTAATGAAGTTTGATGCATAGTATGAAGAAAGTACAGCAGCACTAGTTGATCCAGTAACAGTACCAGAAGTAACTTGAACTGTAGTGGAGGTATAAGGACTTACACCCCAAGTAATATTGTTCTGTTTAAGCTGAGCATATTGTGCATCATTTAAGAGAATTGAAACTGGTTCTAATAGTGTATAACTTGTTGCAGTTGAAAAGAGAGGTGTATTAGTTGAAACTGGATATACTAATGCGCTATGATTACTTGTATAACCATTTCCAACTCCAGTACCATAAGGCAATCTAACAATATTTAAATTGGCAGGAGAGGTGTTTAAAATCTGACGAGCACTGTGATAGAGATAACGCTCTGCTGCATTTGATGGAAGACCAAAAACATTTTCATATTCACTGATACTGCTTACGTTGATAAGTTCGTTTGTCGGACCTTGGTTAGCAAAACCAACAGCGAGAACATTTGTGTTTCCTGTTGTGTTAGATATTAAACTAAGATCTAACTCATTGATCTGAACGCCTGGTGAGGTTATAGTTAAAGTTGACATATTTTCTAAATGTATTTATCCTAGAAAATACCCATTTTATAAAAATCTTTTTTTATTTCTCTTTGAGAGTAAGTAATATTAATATGACAAAATATGAT